ATAAGACTCTTAGATGAGGAATCAGGGATTCTAAAAAAGAGAAAGAGTAGTAACAAGAGAAGATTCGAGTTTATCGGTAACTCTAGGAATGATAATTTTGTTGGTCTGTTTAATCGTAATGAGATTACTTATGGAAAGAAAAGAATCAAGAAGATAGAGAAACAAGATAAAAAACTAATAAAGAAATTGTTTGGAAATAAAGGGAAGAATAAAATTAATCTACTATAGTTTTTTTCTTGCACGTCTGTTTGATAAATAATTGTAAATTAGAAATGGAATAAAGACAAATACAAATAGACGAGTTATGTATTCACCTAAAAACCAAATAAATGATGCTCTATCAAGTTCAAACAAAATAGGTACATAAACTAATGTCCAAAATACTGTAATACCTAAAAATACCCAATCACCTTTTCTTAATTTTTTAATTCTATTTGTAAATGTTAAAGTTGTTTTTTTATTGATATTTGATATTGAATCACTCATAGATTATTTTGTATAGATCAAGTATATCAATTTTTAAAATGGATAATTATCTCCAAAACATAGGATGTAATGAAGCATACAAAATATAAGATTCAAAGTTCTTTCCAGTATCTGAACATGTTATGTCCTTACCACTCATTGTTACCTTTACAACTGTGTTATTCTTAAAATCCTCAATTACTAACCCATTACCGCTTATCTTTACTACTGACAAATTTGGAAATATTGACTTTAATTTACCAACTCTAGTAACAGCAGTTTCAAGTATTTCAGTAGCCCATTGAGTGAAAGAACCACTGTCTAAATCATTTACTATTGTCCTATCAAATTCTCTTCGTATCTTGTCATAACGTTTTTCATTTATACTTAAACTCGTATAACCTGATAAGCCCATTAAATATTCTCTCTTACTGTAAGTATAAAAAACAATGGCTTATTTTAGTTATGTTACACGTTAATTCACGCCTAATCTACAAATTTAATATATCACGTTAGGTACACGTTAACTGTGAATGATAGTAAGATTATGAAGGGTTTAGTGAGTAGTATTACTAGAATTTCATTCATCATTATGATTTTTACGGTTATTCCTTTCTTTATGATTGACAGTTATGGTATAGAAGGGTCTGATCTCACAGAACTAAAAGAGGAAAAAGAAGAGGTAAAAAATGACATTAAAGACTTGGAAAAAAATATTATAGAACACCAGAAAATTATTAAGAATTTTGAAAATGAATTGTTAGGGGAAAAAAGCATTCTTAGAGAATTGATAAAAGATGATGATGATTCATGGGGGTCTATAGAGAAAATATACTACCAAAAAATAACAATCAAAAATATTGAAAAGGAACTATCAGATGAGAATGACAAATTACTATCACTGACAACTGAAAAACTAAAAACGACCCAAAGTCTTGATGATATAGAAAAACAGATTAAAGACATAGAAGATGATTCTATAAATAACAAACTCAAGGACAACAAGTCTGATATTACAATAATAAAAGACCTTGAGAGAAAAATAGGAATTACTATATCAAATACTTGTATTCAAATGATAAAGAATAACATAGAATCAACATGTCCAAGTTATGAGGAATTATACTTGCTTGATTCATCTAACGAGTATATATCAGGTAAATTTGTAACAGATGACAACGGATTCTTTCATAGAGGCTTTTCACCAATTACCAACAGTTGGAAATGGTACGACTTTGATAATAATCTAAGACTATTCATTGATCCACCTACTGATATGAAAAGTCACATCAAACTAATAGAGATAAAACATAACTTTGATACCTATACCATTAATGGTAACTTGACACAACCTTCACAATATACAGATAAGGAAACTCTAATAACAAATAATCTAAATCAAACAGAAACCATAACAACCAAAATTCAAACACAACAGGAAGGAAGAATAGTATATCATGATGTGTATGTTGACAAGCATTGTTGGTCTGCAATAATTAATTCTGATAGATGGGAAGAGATACTAGATAGTGTCATACTTCATCTAAGAAAGAATTGTGATGAAGAATTAACTATACCTGGTACTATTGAATTTATACCAGCCATAAAAACAGAGATAGATATTACAACGTCACCTCACTGGCAATATCAACAGTGGTTAAAAGAAGTGCAAATAAAATGTAAAGTTATTTGTAGTGAGTATTAATGTTTAATTGCTCATCAATCTCTTGAAAAGTTAATTGTTCTTCTTTCCATGTATAGATTAATGTCTTTCCTCCTAACTCAAAGGGTGCTATACTACCTTCATCAAGACATACTTTATCAAATCTATCAATACGAATATTATAAAATTTGTAAAACCCAGATTCTTTTACCTTATCACCAGACTTCAATTCATTCTCACCGCCTTTATCAACCGATTCAAATTCTTCTTATTCCATCTCTTCATTCTTTCCAGGATTACATGGTGTTTGCTGCAAAGCAGTAGGAATCTTTTTGGATTCTTTCTAACCATGTCTATAACGTACTTTGTATATTCCAATTTACCTTTAGAATTAACAGGAAAGTCACTGTAAATTTTCTCATCATTTTCATACCAAATATGATGAAAGGTAAATCCAGCTTTATGGTTAAACTTGGTATGGCAAACATAACATCTAGATCTAAATCTAGAATGTCTAACGGCTCTCTCTTTGAGTTTGTAAATTTGTTGTTTAATGTCAGTCATAATAATAAAAAAATAATGGGAAGATTAATTCATCTCCTCATTGAAGCATTTTGCCACTATCCATTTTTGTGTTAGTTCTGCATTATTGTATTTCCAATGAATTATTTTGTACTCTTCATAACTATCCATAGCATTTGTTATTTGTTCACAAGTCAGTGGATTTGGATATTGTTCTTCATATTGTCTATCTTGTTCTATAACAAGATAAATTTGTTCTATAACAAGATAAATACCGACAGAACCAACACAGATAATTGCTGCAATGGCTAATATTACCGCTATAGTTAAAGGCCAATCCCTCTCGTAATACTCATCCATTAAGAGTTCACCCCCATTAGGAATTTTTTGTCAAAAAGACACAAGGCATTTGAACAATATGACTTTAACAAAACTATCATACCATCAAATTCAAACTCACGGTTAGTGATGAACCCACCACATTTTCCAGGTTTGTCTTTTAACTCTCTACCACATACATGTGAGGTGTCATCATTAGTGGTTGGTTCTAAAAATTCACTATCTAATAATTGAGTTTTGTCTATCAAGCCTTGTGTGTCTTCTACTATACTATCACACCTTTCTTGAATTGTTTGTTGTTTACTCATGTATAGTTAAACCTATCAGGTTTATTTAAACCTTTTAGGTATAAACCTTAAAGGTTTATAAGATATGAATAACAAGTAATATAGTTGAGTAGAAAAGTAAAGGGAGATCATTGGGAGCATACATGTGTTATTTGTGGTATAATTTGGTATAGTAAGAAAGATAATCCTAAAGTTTGTCCTAACAAAAACTGCACAAATAGAACTCATTGGAAGGATGGGAATAAAAGAAAATAATCCACATCAAATCTTGCCAGATAATCTGGTCTACAATATAGTCTATAATAATACCTAAATTTCTAATTCAGTAGTTTTTGTGTGATTCTAAATGAGGATAAATTTCAATTATGGTGAAAATTCCTTCTCCTCAAATGATTGAAGTATCTCAGCTAAAATCACACCCTACAAATGTTAAGGATCATCCAGAATCTCAGATTAACAACCTAGTAAAGATGATTGAGATGGTTGGATTTAACTATCCAATAATGATTGATGATACAAATACCATAAGAGGAGGACATGGAAGATTATTGGCTGCAAAACAGCTTGGAATGACTGAGGTGCCATGTATTAGATTAGAAGGTATGACAACTGAGCAACTTGATCTTTTTATCTATATGGATAATAAAATAAACGAATCGCCCTGGAATAAAGAGAATCTCAAATTAGTCTTAAAGGATATTCCTACTATAGAATTAGAAACGTATGATCTAGAATGGGATAAGATAATTGAACCAGATATTATAGAAGAATCAAATGAAACACCAGAGCCACCATTAGAACCAAAATCAAAACTAGGTGACATTTACCAGCTAGGAAATCATAGAATCATGTGTGGAGATTCAAATAAAGACATTCAGAAATTATTAGAAAACAAAAAAGCTGATCTCTTGCTTACTGATCCTCCGTATAATGTAGGAGGTGAGATGGATTATGAATTTTATAAAAATACACATTCTCCAGCAATGAAAAAACTATCACAAGTAAAATGGGATATAGACTTTGAGCCAAAATTTGCAGAAAAATTAAATGATTACATGAATGAAGATTCTTTTGTGTATATTTTCACTTCACATATTTTATTTGGAGAAATGGTTGAACTTGTAAAGAAATGGTCAAAATATGATGGTTTTTTGGTGTGGTGTAAAACAAACCCAATGCCTTCTCTGACTATGAGATATTGGACTTGGGCAACTGAATTAATTGTTTTTGGAACTCATGGGAAACATATTTTTAATTTCACAAAAGGCGAGCATGATTTGAATTACATTTTAGAAAGCAAAAATAATGATACAGTTCACCCTACTGAAAAACCATTAAAACTATTACAAAATTTGATTACTCACTCAAGTAATAAAGGGCAACTCGTATTAGATCTTTTTCTAGGCTCAGGCTCTACACTTATCGCCTGTGAGCAAACAGACAGAATCTGTTATGGAATGGAATTAGAACCAGCTTATGTAGATGTTGTCGTGCAGCGTTGGGAAAACTTTACAGGTAAAAAGGCTGTAAAAATCTAAGTCTGAAATAAAATCAAAAAAGGTTTTTAACTAAAATTCTGGTTGTGAAATGTATGAATAAAAAATCACCATCAAAACAAGTCTTTGCTCAACCTAGTTTAGAATTAAAAAAAGATGGCTCAGTTCACGGCATTATCATTTATCCTTTTGGAGAATCACCTAGTTGTTCTACATATTGTAAAATTCATGTAGATTATATTTTAAGTCATGGATGGGATATAATACCCAATCATAATTATGAAACTTGCTCAGGTTTTTCATGTTATCATGGTCCAGGTTTAAAACCACAAGTTATTAAACACGAAACCAAACAAAACGATATATCAGTAATCAAAACAGTTACTAAAACGAGAAAATCGTAGCATTAATCTGCATTTATTAATTAGGCATGAATCTTTGTTAATACTTTAATCTTATCACTTTATGAATTGATAAGGTTCTACACATGACTATGTTATCAGACTATCAAAAGGAACAACTAAAGATATTTTTCAAAAAACCTGAAGCTCATGACTATTCTGATAGAACTATTGCTAAAAAGTTTGACATTAGCCAACCCACAGTCTCAAAGTATAGAAAAGAATACCATGTCCCAATGAATAGAGAATTAGTTAAAAAAACCATTAACCAATTTATCGAAGAAATTGAAACAGTAAAGACTCACTGGAAATCACAACAAGAAGAATTAGAGGGTATAAAAAATACAAAGAAAACTATCGTGCTTCGGGATTCAGAAGGTAACTCAAAACTAGCCGAGATAGAGTTAGAGCCTATGGAGAAACTACAGTTAATCAAACAAATTGGTGAGTTGGATAAGTATATTGCATTTATTGGAAGCCAGGAGCAGATGAAAGATGTAATAAAATGGGTTAGAGAAAAGATGTTTGAAATAGAACAATACGAGGTAAAAACAGGAGGAGAAAGTGCAAAACCTGAACTTCAACTCATTAATTCGTGAGGCTAAAATTGCAGGATTCGAGGTTGAGGAAGAAAAACCAAGATATGTTAAATTACCTACTGATAATTTAGAATGGATCAAAGTAGCCCGTCCTTATGTTGGAGGAATAAAAAGAACCTTTGAGTGGGAGCCATTTTGGATTGACGTATACAAAGACAAGTCACCAAATATTGTTGTAGTTAATGGCCGTCAAAGTTTTAAAAGTACGTTTGGTACTGATATAATTGGTTGTTATGCTACATCGCATGACAATGTAGAAATAACTTATGTCGGAGATATACAAAACAGAGTTTCAGCTTGGTCTAAGCAGAGATTCCGCAAAGATACAATGCAGAGAAATTCTATATTGGAACCATTTTTGATTCATGGTAAGGCAAATGTTGAAGAGATAAACCTTGTAAATAAATCTGTAGTCTATGTTAGAACTGATGAGAATGAATACAATAACGTCCAAGGGATGACAAATTCCTTAATGGTGTGGGATGAATGCCAGTATCAAGACTTACAGTTTCGTGCAGCAGCATTATTCACAATGACAATGACCAAAGGGCAGTGTTACTACTTGGGAATTGGTGGTGAGTCTGGATCTGAATGGAATAAGATGTGGATAAAATCAAATATGAGGGAATGGAAATTTGACGATCCCGACTGGCGTGACAAGCTAAAGTTTGATGATATGGGTAATTTGGCAAACGAACATCCAGAAAACATTGTGGCAGGGAAATGGATAGCAGAATCTCCTAACAATAATGAATATAGTGGTTATCACATGCCTCAAACAATTTTTGCTCGAATACCATTAACGATACATGATGCAGTTAATCTATACAAGGGCAGACCTGAAAATTCAATCGAGTTTAATAGAAAATACAGTCCAAAAAGTATTGTAGCAGCTCACATTGATGGAATCTTTTTCAAGGCTACACGTAGGCCAATCAGTAGGGAAATGGTGGAATTTTGTTACGATTATTCGTTAACACTACTTACAGGTAAACAAGTAAAAGAACTCAAAGAAAAATACAAAAATGAAATATTAATTTTTATGGGAATAGATTGGGGATCTGGTCCAGCAGCTTCGTTAACTGTTGGTTCTGTGGTTGTTTGGTGGAGAAAGACAAATAGATTTCAGTTGGTATGTATTGATCGTAGGCCACAAGAGCATGAATACGATCAAGCGTTTCATTTTGTAGAGTTATTTAATGAATATGGTTGTGATTTCTGCGTAGCCGATTTGGGTTATGGAAAAGATAAAGTCACCTATATGCAAAATGGAGGATTTAGTTCTTCTGGTGTACCGTTTAGTGGTTTAGGACGTGGTAAAGTTATGGGTGCATGGACTTCGGGTAGTCTGGTTGAAGATAATATGAGAGTTAAAGGAGAATTAGTTTTAGATAAGAATAAAGTCGGAACCAAATTACCTCATATCCCACTTGATAAAACACAAATGATTCAAAATTTTGTGGACTTTATCGGTACTACAGTTCCAGATGAAAATGGTAAGGCAGTATCACAATTTATCATACCAATGAAAAATGACTGGGAATGTGATTTTCTGATTGATGACTTTTGTGATATTACAAGAAAGGATTTGGATAAGAACAACCAGGAAATACAAAAAGAAGATCCTAGACAACGCCCTAGAAAAGAATGGAATCATCCAAAGGACACAACTGTATCTATAATTAATTGCCTTGAAGCCAAAAAGTTTTTCAGGGTAGATGGATTTAGTATATCTAAGATAACAAGAACTGGTATTGGGGTTGGATTTCATAGAAGATAAGACTATTTCATATCGATAGACATATCATCGTCTT